TCCTACCTTACCAAGACACTCCCAAGGTCAAGGTTGGTGGTACTGCTGATTTCATTGCCATTAGCACTTCATGGCGCAAACTCATCATTGCTGACTTGAAAACTGGTAGAGGCTATGTCGATGCTGAGAGTGAGCAGTTGAAGCTGTACGCATTGGCGGCTATGGAGTCTGGTGGTCTATACCAAGACATAGACACCATCGAACTCTGGATTATCCAACCCCATCATGGTGAGGTACGCAAGCACACAATGACAACTCAGGAATTGGTGGATTGGGAGCATTACATCCTGACCCCTGCGATTGAGAATGCCCTGAACCCTGCATTCCCTCCTGTGCCTAGTGACTCTGCTTGCCAATACTGCAACGCTAAAACAATTTGCCCTGCACAGGCGAACATGGTTGAGGTGGTTCACTCTGCACCACCAGTAGAAGTCTTGACAGAAGAGCAGATTAGCGTCTTGCTGACAAAGTTCGACATGGTTGAGGACTACATCAAGGCGGTGAGAGATCATGCTTTAAAACGCATGGAAAAGGGTGCTGTGATTACTGGTTGGCAACTCGCACCCAAGAGAGCGTTGAGGTCTTGGACATCAGAAGAAGAGGCGATGAAGCATCTGATGTTCCTTGGTGTGAACATTAAAGAGATAACGAAGACCGAACTCATCACCCCTGCACAGGCTGAGAAACTGCTACCCAAAGGCTTAAAGGAGTCTATTGAACCTTTAACTTCTCGCATATCTTCAGGATTGACACTTGCCAGAGATAAAGGTTTGAGTCAATAATCCCAACCCCGAATCCCCCACCGTGACCTCGGTCACATTTTTCAACTTTAACTTTAAACAGGAAACTTCAAATGAATTTAAACCTTTCAAACTCTGGTGGTAGTGGTAACTACATTCGCTTCTCACCACAAGCAAACGCATGGACAAACCAAGATGGTGAGTTCACCTTTGAGAAGTCGGTTTTTGACCATGAGAATCTGCAAACTGGTTGGATGCTCATTGCCACTGGCATTTTTGAATTCAACCCTGACCCTAGCCTTGGGCAAAAGGGCGCACAACCAAGTGCAGAGCACAAGCGTGGATTTAAGGCAACTTTCTACAACAAGACTATGGGTGTCGCAGAGTTCTCAGCTAACGGTGCAGGGGCTAACATGGGCTTGGAAGCCCTGTGGAAGCAAGTGCAAGCACAGGCATCTGCTAACGCTGGCAAGCTGCCAGTGGTCGAGTACAAGGGTTCACGCCCCGAGAAGGTCGGCAAGGGAACTACACGAGTGCCATTGTTTGAGGTGGTGAGTTGGGTGGCACGACCAGCGGCATTGTCGGAGGACAACAGCGGTGGCTTTGACCCTGAAGTCTCAGCACCAGTCAAGCCAGCACCTACGCCTGTCAAGGCAAAGCCAGCACCAACCATGACTGATGATGAGATGTTCAGCTAAACACTGAACCAAACCGCACCAGAGTTTCGGGGGAGACTCTGGTTTTTTTGTCTCTTATAAATTGGTAGGTGGTATGAACTTAATTGAGTTTGGTGATTGCAGAGAAACCATGCGTAAGTGGAAAGAACAGGGCATCAAAGCACAGACTTGTGTAACTAGCCCACCTTATTACGGCTTGCGTGACTATGGAACAGCAAAATGGGAGGGTGGGGATGATTCCTGTGACCACATTGAAAGTGAAAATAAACATGGCGGCCAACGAGCTGATAGGAATCAAGAAGGTTATAAAAAACAATACAAAGACTTTTGCAAAAAATGCAATGCATCAAGAATTGATGCACAGCTTGGACTGGAAGAGACACCAGAGGAATACATCAAGGCCATGGTGGAAGTGTTCCGCTGTGTGTGGGATGTGTTGGAGGATGACGGCACGCTGTGGCTGAACATTGGGGATAGTTATGCGGGAAGCGGGAAGGGCCCTGCTGGAAATCTTGGCGCAAAAAATGATGAGCGCAACATGACTCACACGCCATCAAGTTCATTTGTGCCAACTGGCTGTAAACCGAAAGACTTGATCGGCATACCTTGGATGCTGGCTTTTGCATTGCGTGCCGATGGTTGGTATTTGCGCCAAGACATCATCTGGCACAAGCCAAACCCCATGCCCGAGTCGGTGCAAGACAGATGCACCAAGGCGCATGAATACATCTTCCTGATGAGCAAGTCGCAAAAATATTACTACGACCATGAATCCATTAAAGAAAATGCAGTTGGGGCAAGAGGTGGTGCGCCAATCAAGGCAAGAAATACTGAGTTTAGACAAGGTGATGTTAAGTCTGTTAATGATGGATTAGCAAATGGTTGGCAACCATCTGAAGACCGCAACAAGCGTAGTGTTTGGACAGTAAACCCAAAACCTTATGCTGGAGCTCATTTTGCAGTATTCCCACAAGACTTAATCGAACCCTGCATCATGGCTGGCGCACCTGTTGGCGGTATAGTTCTTGACCCTTTCATGGGAAGCGGCACAACAGCGCAAGTAGCACAGCACTTAGGTCGGCAATACCTTGGGTGCGAATTGAATCCTGACTACAAACCCTTGCAAGATAAAAGAATCAGCCAAATGTCTTTGGTATTGGAGTAACAATGTCAGCACAACAAATAGCCACCACGCTTGGCAACGCCAAGAAAGTGGGAAATGGCTACCTAGCATCATGCCCTGTGCCTGACCACGGTCAAGGCAATGGGGACAAGAACCCATCCCTCTCAGTGACAGATGGTGAGGATGGCAATATCTTATTCAAGTGCCACGGTGGTTGCGATCAGCACACCGTGTTCAACGCAATCAAGGAAATGGGGTTGCTCCCTGCCTTACCAGACAGACCCGAATACCTATCAAATGTCAGACCCATCATGCCAGCCATACCAGTTCTAGAGCATGAATGGTTCTACACAGACGAGAACGAGATGCCCTTGTTCGTGAAGCAAAGGTACAAGACCTTTGATGCCAAGGGCAAGACCTACAAGACGCTAAGAATCATGGCTGATGGCAGTCGGGTAGGGAAGTTGGGAGATTGCAGAATCGTTCCCTACAGACTCTTTGAGTTGCAACAAGCAGTTACCAATGGCAAGGTGGTCTACATAGCCGAGGGTGAAAAGGCGGTAGATGCCTTGTGCAGTCTAGGAGTCACAGCCACCACCTCTCACGCTGGCGCAGGAGGTTGGAATCCAGACCTGAACCAGTACTTTGCTGGCGCCAATGTCGTTGTCGTGCCAGACAATGACTTGGCAGGGTGGAGTTATGCCGCAAAGATTGTGGAGTCTCTACTGCCTGTGGTCAAAAGCATCAGGGTCACAGATTTGGGGTTGGAAACCCCCAAAGCAGATGCTTACGAGTTTGTTCACCAGTTAGGTGGCACAAAGGAAGCACTAGCCGATAAAGCCAAGAACTCAAAGGTCTTGGCGCATGAGGATGTCATCTTGATACCTAAAAGGTTGAGAGAGCCAGTGCCTGACCCTTTCCTCACCCATGCCAACGAGCCAAGGCTAGAGCAGCAGTCAAGCACCAGAAAGAAGCTACTCGTTGAGTCTTGGGACTCCATCAAGGATGAGCCAGTTGAGTGGCTGGTGGACTCCATCATCCCCAAGAAAGCCTTTGTTGCTCTCTATGCGCCCCCTGCCAGTTGGAAGTCATTTATCTCGCTTGATTTGGCTGAAGCAATAGCAACTGGTAGGGATTGGATGGGCTATAAGATACCCAAGAAAGGGGCAGTCCTGTACATCTGTGGTGAGGGTCATGGCGGTATGGGCGCAAGGGTGAAGGCTTGCAAGATACAGAACAAGAGTCCTGATGGCGCAAATCTGTACATCATTAGGGCGCAATTGAACCTCAGATCGTCACCTGAAGACTTTGCGGAACTCCTCAATGCCATTAACGAATTGATTGCTGAGATAGATGAACCCTTGGAACTCATCATCTTGGATACCCTGATGAGGATGTCAGGTGGCGGCTTTAACGAGAACAGTTCAGAAGACATGGGTGGATTCATCACCCAAGCAGGGAAGCTACAGGAAATCTTTGAATGCGCCTTGATGGTGATTCACCATAGTGGCAAGGATGTCACCAAAGGCTTGCGAGGTCACTCTTCCTTGCTTGGGGCAGTGGATACCGAACTTGAGATACAGAGGTTGGATTCGGTTATCAACTCAGCAGATACAAGCATTGTCGGCAATGCCATCTTGACCGTGAGTAAGCAAAAAGATGGGGCTGATTCCATCCAGATCGGCATTGAGGTGGTTTTAGTGGAGATCGGAACATCAGACCTTGGCTTTGAAATCACCACCAGTCTGGCGATTAGGCACAACCAAGAGATTGCTGGAAGTAACCCGAAAGGTAGAAAAAATAATGCTGGCAACGGTGAAAATCAACGCTTGGAGATGGATTCGTTAATGAAGGTTATTAAAGCTAAAGGCTCATATCGTGAAGTAGATGGTACTAGTCGGTTTGGCGTGAGTTTGGATGATTGGAAGGCTGAATTTTGGTCTATGAAGGGATGCACTGAGGAGGATAAACCCACTTTTAAGAAGGCTTGGCTACGAGCAAGGGAGAGATTGGTAGCCGTGAATAAGGTTGCAATTGGGTCTGGTTGGGTGTGGTTAAAGGCTAATTCGGAGAATTTCTGATATGTATATTTATCCAGTGACAAAGGGGACAAACGGGGACAATGTCCCTAAATGTCTCCCCGAGGAGATGGGGACAAACCACCTCAGGTCTATGTACCTGAGGTTTGTCTCCTGTCACTTTGTCTCTTTGTCTTTTTGTGAAGGAAATTGAAAATGAGTCGTTTGAAGTCAAAGAAAGATGTTCCACAAGTTGAGGTGAAAAGGTATGAGCCAACCACTTGGGATATTCAAGCCAGTGCTTGCCTCACCGAATTGGAGACAAGGAAGGAGCAACATCACCAGAAATGGGGTTGTGAGAGATTGATTACTTTAGTTGACACAGCATTTAGGGAGAAGTTTTGGGTGCAGATGGGCAGGGTTTGGGATGCGACAGATGCCAAGGACATTGAGCGTTTACGCAAAGCGGTCTACGGCATGGTCAAAGGGTACGATGCTTTGGAAGCATGGGCTACAGACAATGGAATCCCACAAAACCCACCCATCAGGTTTTTGGAGTGGAAAACTCAACAGGGAAAAATCGTTGCAGTTGTTCAGACCATTAACGAAAGCCTAGACTTGCAGCGTGAACGCAAGGACTTGAGCATGATCTGGACATTGGAAGAGTTTGAGATTGTCCTAGCTGACCCACTGGTGCAAGAGATCATGGCGATCAAAGCACTCGACCCAACCGCACAGGTCAAGATGTTCAAGAAAGGTGGGTCAGGCTTTGAAGACATGGAAGACGATCTCCATGTCTTGGAGGGTGAGCCAGCACCTAAGCTGTTTAATGTGCCGAGGAAGTAGTGGCGAGTCCTCAGATCAATACTGTCCAGTTCAGGCGCAAGCTGACCAAAGAACAAAGGACAATATTGTTGTGTGCTGGCAAAGGTGACATCACCAAAGGCTTTAAGAATGTCTTGGATTGCTATGCAATTCTGTGGAGGCTTGGATACCGCCCTAGAATCGATTTGTATGATTTCTTAGGGGTAGATGAGGAAACGCTACAAAAGCCTGTTGTAGGCGATTCTGGTGAGGATTAGAGGTATTGCTAGTTGCGGATTCATAACCGCCTTGGTTACGATTTGTAAATGCGAATCAATCTCATTCTCAAGTACCCCGATAATGCACCCTCCGCCTCTTTCCCTCTCCGCCTCCCCGTCAGTTGCCGATTTGCCAAATTCCAAGTTATCCACAGGTTATCCACAGATTTGGAGAGGAGTTATCCACAATTCCCCCATCTGGTTTCAATTTGCGTTTCAGATTCTGTGTGCTTGTAATACTTCCTTTGATTTTGACTTAACATAATGGACATTGTATTAAATGGAATTTGTAAGCAATCTGCAAGCTACAGAAAATGTCTAGCAAAATCAACAACTTACAGTCGGTAATCTGCAAACCGAGTTATCCACAGAAAATAGTACTCAAATTTTGCATGGGGGGGAGGGGGTGGTCTTGGTCTGTGATTGTTGTGGGAGCATCCGCCCCTCTGAAAAAGCGAAAATAGGAAAAGGGGCGAAGCCCCCACCACCCCGCTATGAAAAAAAAGAGGTGTTGGCGCAGGGAGTTCCAAGTGCGTATTAAGGCACATACCGCGATAACACTAGACAACCTATGAGGCTCTATCTTGGGTACTATGCGCCAACGCTGATAACTCTAGCATATTGACCGCTAGTTTGCTATAGTCACCCCCTATCACGCCCACACAAGGAAAATCGTGAAGATAGAGCAAATTGATAGCATCCAAGATGAAGCCCCACAGCCACAGCCGCCAACAGACAAGAAGAAAGCTGGCAGACCCAAGGGCGTGTTTGGTTTAAAGCGTCAGATACAGGAGTACGCAAGGAATCCTGACCTTGCCTTGCCCAAGACTGATAGCCAACGCATCAAGGACTTGAAGGATATGCTTATCAAGTCGAGTGGTAAGGATGTTGTCGAGAAGATGATTAGCATTGCGTTGAACGACAACCACCCCGCACAGATGGCGGCTATCAAGATGTGCGTTGACCGCACACTGCCTGTCTCTATGTTTGAAAAAGACAAGAGCCAGAGGAGTGCAGTGAATATCACGATCACTGGCATTGGCGCACCTACAGTAGAGGCAACTACGATTGAGCCAGATGACATACAGGATGTAGAGGCTAAGAATGGCTGATCTGAACTTTGCGCTATTGCCTTGGCAACAGGATGTCTATGCTGACAAGACGAGGTTTAAGGTGGTGGTTGCAGGGCGTAGATGCGGCAAGTCTAGGTTAGCGGTCACTACGCTACTGATTGAGGGATTGAGCTGTCCCGCTGGTTCTGCTGTGCTTTATGTTGCCCCCACCCAAGGTCAGGCGAGACAGATCATTTGGGATGTACTGCTGGATATTGGGCGGGAGATCATTCAGTCTAGCCATGTCAACAACATGGAAGTCACCCTCATCAATGGTGCAAAGATATACATCAGAGGCAGTGACAGACCCGACACCTTGCGAGGTGTCTCATTGACCTATGCGGTACTGGATGAGGTTGCTGACATTAAGCCTGAGACTTGGGAACAGGTAATTCGTGCGTCTTTGTCTGACAAGAAGGGTAAAGCCTTGTTCATTGGGACACCCAAGGGTAGGAACTGGTTTTATGACCTGTACAACTTGGGGCAAGAGGGGAGTGACCCTGACTGGAAGTCGTGGCACTTCACCACCAAAGACAACCCTTTGATTGATGCGTCTGAGATTGAGAGTGCCAAGAAAACCCTATCTAGCTTCGCTTTCAAACAAGAGTACATGGCTTCCTTTGACAACGCTGGCTCGGATGTCTTCAAAGAAGAATGGATAAAGTATGGGGAGATTCCCGATCAGGGTTCGTACTTCATAGCGGTGGACTTGGCGGGGTTTGAGGAGGTGGCAAAGCAAGCCGCCAACTCTAAGAAGAGGTTAGACCAGAGTGCCATTGCGGTGGTGAAGGTGACAGAGGATGGCAAGTGGTATGTGGAGAAGATTGACTATGGGCGGTGGGACATTCGGACAACTGCTGCCAACATCCTGATGGCGATCAGGGACTATAAGCCCTTGAGCATTGGGATTGAGAGGGGAGCGTTGAAAAATGCGGTACTTCCCTATTTGTCCGATTTAATGCGAAAATCCAACATATATGCTCACATTGTGGATTTGACGCATGGGAACAGGAAGAAGTCAGACCGCATCATTTGGGCATTGCAAGGAAGGTTTGAGCATGGCAGAATCGTGCTTAACAAGGAAGAGGATTGGACTGAGTTTGTTGACCAGTTGCTGATGTACCCATCCCAAGGGGTGCATGATGATCTTCCTGATGCGTTAAGTTATATAGATCAGTTATCTATAACCTCTTATTTTGAGGCAGATGATGAAGACGAGTGGCAACCAATCGACATCATTAGCGGGGTATAAATGGCAGATCAGATGAAGGCAACTCCGAGAAGTCCCATATTGGGATTGTTCTCTGACATTGTGAATCTGCCTTTGCAGTACATGAGTGCGCCCCAAAGAACTCAACAGATGCAAGGTGCGGCTGAGTTCCTTTATGGCACTGGCATACCTAAGACTCTTGAGCGTATGTCGTATGGGGATTCGTTATTCTCTGGCTCTGGCATGACCTTGCGCCCTAAAGAAGAAACAATCAATGCGGCAATGAATATTGCGCCTTTTGCGCCAGCGGTGGGTAGATTGGCAAGTCGTGCTGTTCGTGCCACTGAGGGTATGCCTGTTGGGATGAGTATTAAGGATGTTGGTAAGTCTGCCATCACCAGAGAGGGCAACCCGATTCAAAGTGCGGTGGTCTTGGTGGGTGACAAGATATTTATGGGTAGGACTCATGGCGATGCTTTGAATCGTGCGGTATATGAGGGGGTTGTCAGAAAAGAGGGCGGCAAGTACATATTTCCGAAAGGTGCTGAAGTAAATAGCGATTTGTTTATGACCAAGGATGGTCAGATTATTGATCGACTTCAGGCATCAAAGATGTTTGATATTGGTGCATCAGAAACAGCTATTGAAAAAGGCTTGATGCAAAACAATCCTCCTAAATCCATGACTGTTGACTCTTATATTGAAGAAGCAACAGCACTGAAGAAGCAAAGAGAACAATCCCCCTACCCACAACAAGCCGCCCTCGATCTTGCACAGCAAAGGGCGGCATTGCCAGTTGAACAGGGAGGCTTAGGGTTGCTGGCGAACAATACTGCGGCTGATCGTGCCAAGGCGATGGGGTTTGAAAGTGATTATGCTCATGGCAGTCCTATATCAGAAATTACTAAATTAACACCATCTCAAACTGGCGCACAAGGTTCTGGGATTTATGCAACAAATTATTTTCCAGAAGCAAATATTTATTCTGGTAAAGAAGTTGGTGCAACCATTTATCCATTACAAGTTAAAACTGACACTGCTTATCAATCTGGCGCAGAAAATCCGTACATGAAATTGATAGTAGGTGATGATGAACAATTACTAAATGCCTTAAAAAGACTTGGCAAAGAATCAATTATTTCAGAGCAACAACCAACACCAGAATGGTTAAGGGCTTTAGGGACAATGGAAATGCCAGTCAGAGAGCATTTTGTTAGTATGAATCCAGATTTATTCAGATCACGCTTTGCCGCCTTTGACCCATTCCGCAAGGATGTAGCAACGGCTACGGCAATGGGAGTTGCACTGCCTGATTTGCTGGCTCAACCAGTTAACAGGTACGAACTCCCACAAGAAACAACTCCTATGTACACCGACCCCTTTGGAAATACAATCGGTTCATCTATAAGGTAACACCATGGCAACAGAAAAACTAGGTCAAAACGACTTCTACGAGCCGACTGAGGCTGATAAAGAACTGACAGATTTTGTTGTTGACCATTGCACAAAGTGGCGTGACTACCGAGATGTCAACTTCCTCCCAGATTGGCTAGAGTATGAGCGCATCTTCCGAGGTCAATGGGCTTCTGAAGACAAAACCCGTGAGTCTGAGCGTAGCCGTATCGTAACCCCCGCAACTCAGCAAGCAGTCGAGACTCGTCACGCTGAGATCATGGAAGCTATCTTTGGTCAAGGCGAGTTCTTTGACATTGAAGACAATATCCAAGATGTGAACGGCAACCCCATTGATGTTGAGATGATTAAGGCTCAACTCATGGAAGACTTCAAGAAGGACAAAATCAGAAAATCTATCGACCAGATTGAGTTAATGGCAGAAATCTACGGCACAGGCATTGGCGAGATTGTTGTCAAAACTGAAAAAGAATACATCCCTGCCACGCAAGCTATCCCCAATATGCAGGGGCAAGCCGCAATTGGTGTGATCGAGAGAGACAGAATCGCTGTCAAGATCATGCCTGTCAACCCAAAAAACTTCCTCTTTGACCCTAATGGCACATCCATTGACGACTGCATGGGCGTGGCTATCGAGAAGTATGTCTCAATCCACAAGATTGTGGCTGGCATCGAGAAAGGCATCTACCGAAAGGTAGACATCACTCCCACCTACGAAGACACTGACCTTGAGCCTACCCAAGAGGTGAGTCAGTATCAGGATGAAAAGGTACTTTTGCTGACCTACTATGGTCTTGTGCCTCGTGAGTACCTCAATAACATGAAGGAAAACAAGGACATCGTTGAGTTATTCCCCGAAAACTCAGCCGCTGAAGACTACACAGACATGGTTGAAGCCATTGTGGTGATTGCCAATGATGGATTGCTCCTCAAAGCTGAGGAAAATCCATACATGATGAAAGACAGACCTGTTCTGTCCTACCAAGACGATACGATTCCGAACAGATTGTTGGGTCGTGGCACAGTGGAAAAGGCATTCAATATGCAAAAAGCTATTGATGCACAGACTCGCAGTCACTTGGACTCATTGGCACTGACCACAAGCCCCATGATTGCAATGGATGCCACTCGTTTGCCTCGTGGAATGAAGTTTGAGATAAAGCCAGGAAAAGCAATTCTCACCAATGGCGCACCAAGTGAGATTCTTTATCCATTCAAGTTTGGTCAAAGTGACCCCAACAACCTAGCAACTGCCAAAGAATTTGAGCGTATGCTGTTGCAAGCCACTGGAACTCTGGATTCTCAGGGCTTGGTTAGCCAGTCTAGCCGTGATGGTGGCGGTATGTCGATGGCAGTAGCCTCCATCATCAAGAAATACAAGCGTACATTGGTGAATTTCCAAGAAGATTTCTTGATTCCATTCATCAAAAAGGCGGCTTTTAGGTATATGCAGTTTGACCCAGAGCGTTATCCCTCTGTGGACATGAATTTTGTGCCTACTGCTACCTTGGGCATCATTGCTCGGGAGTATGAACAACAACAATTCATTGGTTTGTTGCAGACTTTGGGTGCTGAAACCCCTGTTTTGCCGATTTTGCTCAAAGGCATCATTGGAAACAGCAGTTTGTCTAACAGAATGGAGTTGATTGCCAAGTTAGATGAGATGATGCAACCAAATCCTGAAGCACAACAGATGGCGCAGATGCAACAACAGTTGGCTTTGCAAGCGGCACAGGCTCAAATTGCAGTTTCTACTACTCAGGCAGAGCAGAATCGTGCTGAGGCTACCAAATTGTCAGTTGAAGCGCAGTTGTTGCCTCAAGAAATACAGGCTAAGAACCTTTCTTCGATCACCAAGAACTTGCCTAATGAAGATGATGCTAATCAGCGTGAATTCGACAAGAGAGTTAAGATTGCTGAGTTGATGTTGAAGGAAGCTGACATCAAGAACAAGTCTAAGATTGTTGAATTGCAGATGGCAGAGAAAAACAACAAGATTTCAGGCATGGAAGAAGACTTCCTAGAACAATTATCTCGTGAATTAGGCTCTGGACAGACAGGAATTCAATAATGAATATTGAAAACCTAGCCAAGGAGTTAATCCTTAAAAACATGACTCCTGAACAGCAAAAAGCTGTTTTGGAATCTGTGCGCCAGTCTGTTGCTCAAGCCAAAGAGGTGCAAAAGAAGAAGATTGGCGAGAATGTCAATCTGGTTGTCCAAGCCTTAAAGAAGATTGAGACTGAGATTCAGGCTCGTTATGACGCTATTGGCACAACGATTGAAAACCGTGTTGCCTCTATTAAAGATGGTAAAGACGGCAAAGATGGGCGTGATGGTGTCAATGGCAGAGATGGTAAAGCTGGCAGAGATGGGGCAAAAGGCGACAAAGGTGATGCTGGTCTAAATGGCAGAGATGGCGTAGATGGCAGAGATGGTGTGTCGGTCACAGATGCCAAGATTGACTTTGATGGTTCTTTGGTCATTACACTTTCTTCAGGTCAAGAAATCAATGTGGGTGAGGTTGTGTCCTCCGACATTGCTGAAAAGATCAAAGTCATCAACACCATGTCTACCAATGCGGCAATTGCTGTAAAGGAAGAAGGAACTACCCTTACCAATGGTGTTAAGAGCATCAATTTTGTTGGTACAGGCATCACTGCAACAACATCAGGAGATGATGTAACCGTTACAGTGGCTAGTGGCAGTGGAACGGTCACAAGCGTGGCGGCTACTGGTGGAACAGGCATTAGCGTCACTGGTAGCCCAATCACTACCTCTGGTACTCTGACCATCACCAATACTGCACCAGATCAAACTGTTGCTTTAACCTCTGGTACTGGAATCAGTACAAGTGGCACATATCCTAACTTTACAATCACTAACTCTGGTGTAACTTCTGCTGTTGCTGGCACAGGCATTTCTGTTTCAGGTGCTACAGGTGCTGTAACTATCACCAATTCAGCACCAGACCAAACAGTTGCCTTGACTGCGGGTACAGGTATTAACACCAGTGGAACTTATCCTAACTTCACGATTACTAACTCTGCGCCAGACCAAACTGTTAGTTTGACTGCAAGCACAGGTATATCAACGAGTGGTACTTACCCTAATTTCACTATCACGAATACTGCGCCTGACCAGACTGTTGCATTGACAGGTGCAGGGACTACTTCAATAAGTGGTACTTACCCTAACTTCACCATTACATCAAATGACCAGTATTCAGGTACTGTTACCTCAATTACTGCTGGTACTGGTTTAACTGGTGGAACGATTACGACAAGTGGCACTGTTGCCTTGGATACCAGTGGAGTTACTGCGGCAAGCTACACAGCGGCAAACATCACTGTTGATGCTTATGGTCGAGTAACTTCCGCATCTAATGGAACTGCTGGTGGCCTGTCAATTTCTGACGATACAACCACAAATGCAACTAGATATTTAACATTTACAAGTGCAACCACAGGAACAATTACATCTGAAAATGTTTCTAGCACTAAGCTAACATTTAATCCATCTACTGGAATATTGGCGGCGACTGGATTTTCTGGTGCTTTTAATGGCACTGTGGGCGCTACAACGGCAAATACAGGGGCATTCACCACTTTATCTGCTACAGGCGTGACAACTGTGCAAGCTGGAACAGCGGCGCTTCCTGCTATTACTACATCAGGCGACACCAACACAGGTATCTTCTTTCCCGCCGCTGACACCATTGCTTTCTCTGAAGGCGGTGTGGAGGCTATGCGTATCAATTCCTCTGGTAACTTGGGGATTGGTACAACGGACAACTCATTATTTAACAGTGTAGGTGGCACAACAAGATTAGCCGTGTGCGGTAGTAGCGCATCAACAGATATTTTAGGAAACACCGGCGCATCTATTTCCATAATCAATACTGATACAACAGCAAATAATACGGCGGGCTTGCATTTTGCAAGAGCAGATACTGATGACACACCAAATTATGCGGGTGCGTCTATTGTTGCTCAATTTCCAGATACTCAAGTTACAAGCCAATACCCCAAAGGATTGTTGTCGTTTTTAACATCAACAAGTGCGAATAATGCGCCATCAGAAAAGATGCGCATTGAGGCAAATGGCGACTTGAAATTCAATTCCGGCTACGGCTCTGTTGCTACTGCTTATGGTTGCCGTGCTTGGGTGAACTTTAATGGCACAGGTACAGTGGCTATTCGTGCAAGTGGGAATGTGACCAGCATTACTGATAATGGCACTGGAGACTATACATTGAACTTCACGACTGCAATGTCTGATACAAATTATATTTGTACTGGAACAAGTGGTGTAAGCAATACAGCTATTCAAGTTGTTTGTCCAAATTTCGATGTAGCCGCCCCAACAACATCTGCCATGAGAATTCAAATAGTTAACCCATCAAATGTACAAGATAGACCATATAACCACATTGCAGTTTTTAGATAAAGGACAACCATGAACTCAAGAATCATTTACCCAACAGACGATGGTGGTGTGGCAATAGAAATTCCCGCACCTGAGTGGCTTGCACAAGAAGGAAACACAATGGAGGTGCTTGCCCAAATAATAGTACCTAAAGGCACTCCTTACAAGATTGTGGATGTGGCTGACATTCCATCAGATAGAACATTTCGCAACGCATGGGAGTACACAGCGTGATTACCATCAACATTGACAAAGCCAAAGCCATTGCCCACGACAAACGCAGAGAAGCACGAACGCTTGAGTTTGCGCCATTGGACATCAAAGCAACTATTCCCTTAGAAGCAACAGCGGCAGAAGCGGCAAGGCAAGCAGTGCGTGATAAATACGCCACCATGCAAACAGCGATTGATGCGGCAACAACTGCTGACGAAATCAAAGCGGCTATGCCATGAGTCCTGACCTACAAAAGTATTATGAATCCCGATTTGAGATGATGGGGAATCAAGGGTGGAAGGATTTAATTATTGATATTGACAATATGATAGAGTCACTCAATAATATAAGCGTAATTCCTGATGAAAAGACCTTGCAGTTTCGCAAAGGAGAACTTTCCATCTTGACTTGGCTGAAAACCTTGAAAGAGATCAGCGAACGAGCCTACGAGGAATTGAATGAAAAGAATGTTTGAATTTGCCTGTGAAAACGGGCATAAAACCGAAAGACTCTGTGATTATGAGGCGCAGAGTTTCAGGTGCGAATGCGGAGAAACAGCCAACCGCATACTCAGTGCGCCAGCCTTTAGGTTGGAGGGGTGGTCTGGAGCATTTCCATCAGCGCATGGAAGGTTCAAGAAAAGCCATCTTGACAAACTAAAGTCTGAACGCAAGCAAAACTCATAAGCAGAAATGCCGAGTTTAATGTCCTAAAACCGATTAACGGCAGGAAAAGGAAAAAATATGTCGATTGTTGACAATGATGACCAGACGCTAAGTGAGTTAGAAGCAGTTGAGAGCAAGAAGCAACAGACTGAACTTCAGGACTTGCCCGAGAAATACAGGCAAAAAACCCTTGAAGAAGTAGTCAAGATGCACCAAGAGGCTGAGAAAGTCATTTCTCGCCAAGGCAATGAGGTTGCAGAGGTTCGCAAACTGGCAGATGAACTGATTAAGCAAAATCTGTCATCGAAACAAGAGACTATTGAAAAAGAGCCAGAAGTAGACTTTTTTGAGAATCCTAAAGAGGCGGTTCGTAAAACTGTTGACAACCATCCTGATGTTTTGGCGGCTAGACAAGCCAGTCAAGACTTCAAAAAGATGCAGATTCAGCAAAAGCTGGCGCAAGAACACCCTGATTTCGGTCAGATTGTTCAAGACTCAGACTTTGTGGATTGGGTGAAATCTTCACCTGTTCGCATTGGTCTGTACGCAAAAGC